TGGGCATCAAATAATTTTAATTCTAATAATATTTCTAAATTTCCAGAATATTATGATGAATACTATTTTAAGAAGTTGGACAAACGTGGACAAGAAGAATACACAAAACACTTAAAAGAATTAGGTTTTGAAACAGTATATAGTCCAACAGCTGGCACAATGTGGAGAAAAAAGCATAAAGAATGATTGAGTTTATAAAACATATTTTGGGTTTTTGTGGTGAACCTCATATTAATATTTTTACTTTAATTATGACAACGCCAATTGTGTCATATATAATTTATAAATTTTACAGATGGTATTAGAATTATTTGCAGGATCAAGAAGTTTTAGCAAAGTAGCAGAAGAATTAGGTATGACTACCTTTACAACAGATTACAAGGCATTTGATAATATTGATTTAGTTATTGACATATTAGAATTAGATAATGATTTACTTATGCAAAAACTATCTGAAAAAAATATTAATTGTATAGATATAGTATGGGCATCACCACCTTGTACTTATTTTAGTGTTGCAAGTATTGGACATCATTGGAATAAAGATAACACACCTAAAACAGAACAAGCAAAACTAGGTGTAAAGATTGTGAAAAAAACACTAGACATAATAAATTTTTTACAACCGACTTACTATTTTATTGAAAATCCTAGGGGTAAACTTAGAAAACTAGATGTTGTCAAAGGTATTCCAAAGGCAACAATAACATATTGTCAATATGGTGATACAAGAATGAAACCAACAGATATATGGACTAATGCTTTAGATATATGGAAACCAAGACCAATGTGTAAAAATGGTATGCCATGTCACGAAGCAGCTCCAAGAGGCTCACAGACAGGTACACAAGGCATAAAAGGTAATTATTTAAGAAGTGTTGTACCTTATGAATTATGTAAAGAAATTTTAGATAGTTGTATATGAAAGAATACGAATTACAAAAAGCAATATGCAAATATTTAGATCTTCAGAATGTTTTATATTGTGGTTCAATGGGTGGACAATATCAAATACACATGTCACAACGAATTAAAGCAAAAAAAAGCGGTTATAAACGTGGTTTTCCAGATTTATTTATTTATGAACCTAGAGGACATTATTGTGGTTTGGCAATTGAGTTAAAGGTTGGATATAATAAACCAACTATATTTCAAAAACAATGGTTAAAAAAATTATCTGAAAATGGTTATTATGCAACATATACAAATAATCTAGATGAAACAATTATTTTAATTAGTAAATATTTAAATAATAAATTATGACAAATAAAGATTTTATTAATGATTTAAACATGCAAATTATAGAATTACAAAAAGAAATAGAATGGTATAGATTTTATGGCTCATTTATAAACACATACTATTACAAAGTTGATGCTGAAGCATCAGAATATGCAGATATTGAGGAAAGTAATGAAAATTAAACCAACATTTTTTAATACTAGACACGAAAGATTACATTGGAATTATTTTGATATAAACAACTATATGTTTACAATTTTTTTTAAAAGTGGTAAAAATATGTCTTTTATCTTGCGAGATTTGAAAAAAAACGAAAACATTAAAAATTATATTTATAATAAATTGTTAACAAAATATAAAAATATAGTTGAAATTGATATAAGTAATATATCTAATATTGAATATAATTTAATGAAACTAGAAAATATTCCATGTGTTATAAAAATATGCTAAATAAATACATAATTGAAAATTATAATAAATTAAAAGACATGGCACATAATGTAACAGGTGGAAGTCAAGACAAAAATGATTTATTTAGTTTTATAATTGAAGAATTATATGCAATAGATAAAAAAAAAATTAATGTTTTAATAAAAAAAAAACAGTTAACATTTTACGTTGCTAGAATTATGTTAAATCAATATTATTCTAAAACTAGCAGATATTATTATAAATACAAAAAATATTACAGTCTGGCAGTAACAGAAATAAATGATACTATTACAACTAATTACAAAACAGACAAGGAAAAAGAAAAAAAACAAGAATTTATTGATATGATTAATAATAAATTAGAACAATGTCATTGGTTTGACAGACAAATTTTTGAATTATATTATAAAAAAGATCATAGTTTAAACAGTTTAAGCAAAGAAACAAAAATTAATAGAAATACAATATATCATACAATTAACAAAGTAAAAAAATTTATAAAACAATGAAATTAAAACAAAAATTTGATCAATATATGTTTATTTTGGGTACCTCAGTAATTATTTATTTAATCTTCAAATTATGGTAAGTAAAGGATTGGGAGATACAATAAAAAAAATAACACAAAAAACGGGTATTGACAAGGTAGCAAAAAAAATACTTGGTGACGATTGTGGTTGTGAACAAAGGCGAAAAAAATTAAATAGTTTGTTTCCATATGTTAGACAAATGACTGAAGATGAAATTATGATATTTGAAGAAATTAAACCATCTATTGACAAGGGTGTAATATCTAAAACACAACAAAGTGCTTTATTAAAAATATATAATAAAATATTTAAAACAAATAAAAAATTATCTAGTTGTTCACCATGTGTCAAAAGTACAGTTGACAATTTACTAGAGGTTTATAATAATAGTTGTAAAAATGAATCAGATATTTAGATTTTGTTGTGGTTGTTCCAGAATGACGTTGATGAAATATGGCAAGTGTTTTTTTTGTAATAGTCAATTTTTGCTAACTTGCGAAAAAGACAGATTGAAAGAAATGGAAGATGCAAAATCACACTAAAGTATATTTTGAGTTTTTTGGATATGATATAACTGACAAATATATACCATGTGAAATGTGTGATGCTCCTGTTGTGGATATACATCATATTGAACGAAGAAACAAAACAAAAAATGATTATATTGAGAATCTTGTTGGATTATGTCGTGACTGTCACATAAAATGTAATGACAGCTCTTTTAACATGTATGTTAGAATAAAACATTTAGAAAATGTTTGCAATCAAATTTATGCCATAATAAGTATTAATAAAAAATTAGATGAAAATAGAAAAAATTAAAATTGACAAATTAAAACCAGCAACATATAATCCAAGACAAATAAAAAAATCAGATTATAATTCACTAAAGCAATCAATTACAAAGTTTGGTTTAGTTGATCCTATTATAGTCAACGAATACTTTACAGAAAATTATTATGTAGTTATAGGTGGGCATCAACGTTTAAAAATATGTAAAGAACTAGGATATACAGATATAGCTTGTATAATATTAAACTTAAACAAAGAACAAGAAAGAGAATTAAATATAAGACTAAATAAAAACACTGGTGAGTTTGATATGGATATACTTGCTAATGAGTTTGACATAGATAATTTAGTAGATTGGGGATTTAAGCATATTGATTTAGGACTTAACATAGATAAAATATTTGAAGGCAACACAGAAGATGACCATATTCCAGAAGTAAAAAAAAGCAGAGTTAAACTAGGTGATGTTTGGCAATTAGGAAATCACAGATTAATGTGTGGAGATAGCACAAAAGAAAGTGATGTTGAAAAACTAATGAATGGACAGAAAGCAGATATGGTATTTACAGACCCCCCTTACGGAATGGATTTAAATACAAATTATAAAGATATTTATAAAAATAGTATAGCAGAAGTCAAAAACCAAAAAAAAGTAATTGGTGATGATAAGCAATTTGACCCTACATTTATTTTAAATTATTTTAAAGATACAAAAGAACAATTTTGGTGGGGTTTTGATTATTATATGAATTTATTACATACAGGGGGTGTTTATGTTTGGGATAAAGTATGTGAAAGTATGGAGGGAAGAATTGGTAATGAATTTGAGTTATGTTGGAGTAAACAAAAACATAAAAAAGAAATAATACATATTAAGTGGGCAGGTTTTATTGGATTAGAAAAAGATGACGGAAAAAGAATACACCCTACACAAAAACCAATTAGACTTTGCACTCATTTTATAAAAAAGTTTAGTAAAAAAGAAAATAAAATTATAGACTTGTTTCTTGGTAGTGGTTCAACATTAATAGCTTGTGAAAAGACTAACAGAATATGTTATGGAATGGAATTAGATACCAAATACTGTGATGTAATTTTAGAAAGGTGGGAACAGTTTACAGGACAAAAGGCAGTTAAATTATGAAATACTATAAAAGGTGGCACGAATACACAAAAGGTGTAAAACCTAAAGAGAAAAACTATACAACACAAAGTATATGTAGTTTAAAAAATAACAGATTAAATAATACAAATGGCACACGATAAAAAAAAAAGATTATTACAGGCATTACAAGAAACTCAAGGACTTGTATATCATGCATGTAAAAAAGCTGGTAATGTAAGTCGTTCAACATATTACAGATATATGAAAGAGGATGAACAATTTGCTAAGGCAGTTAAAGAAATACAAGAGGCACAGATTGATTATGTAGAAGGCGAATTAATTAAAAACATTGCAAGAGGTAAAGAAACTAGTATTATATTTTATCTTAAATCTAAAGCAAGAGACAGAGGATATTCCGAAAAATTAGATATTACAAGTGGAGACAAACCACTGACAAATTTAAAAATTGAAATTATTGACACTGGCAAAGATTAAAACAACAAATGTTTTTAAAAAAGCGATTGAGTCTAAAACAAGAATTACATGTTTACAAGGGGGAACACGTAGTTCAAAAACTTTTTCGCTTTGCCAGTTGTTTATTGTAAAATGTTTGCAAGAGACAAACAAAGTTTTTACAATATGCAGAAAAACACTTCCAGCACTTAAAGGCACAGCATATCGTGACATATTATCAATTTTAAAAGATTTACAATTATACAAGGAAGAAAATCATAATAAGTCAGAATTATCATATACCTTAAATGGAAATTTGTTGGAATTTATATCGGTTGATCAGCCAGTCAAAATTAGAGGAAGAAAACGAAATTATTTGTGGCTTAATGAAGCAAATGAATTTACTTATGAAGACTGGCAACAACTTATTTTAAGAACAACAGAAAAAATATATTTGGATTATAACCCATCTGATCCATATTCTTGGATTTATGAAAAAGTTACAACACGAACTGATTGCACATTTATAAAGTCAACATATTTAGCAAATCCATTTTTGGATAAAGACACGATTGCAGAGATTGAAAGATTAAAAGAGCTAGATCCTGATTATTGGCAAGTTTATGGTTTGGGCGAAATTGGAAGTGTTCAAACAATGATTTTCAGAAAATTTAATTTAGTTGATGACATGCAAGGAAATCTTGTCGGCTTTGGATTAGATTTCGGCTTTACAAATAGTCCTACTGCACTTGTAGAGGTTAGACAATTAGACGACAATTTATACATAAAAGAGTTGTTATACGAAAAACGTTTGACAAATACTGACCTAGCAAAAAAACTTCAAGATTTTGGAATATCAAAAAATGATTTGATTATTGGTGACTCAGCTGAGCCAAAATCAATAGAGGAAATTTTCCGTTATGGATATAATATACAACCAGCAAAAAAAGGCGCTGGAGTACATCTTGGAATTGACATAATGAGACGATATAAAATAAATATTACAAAAGACAGTTTAAATGCTATCAAAGAATTCAGAGGATATAAATGGGCAACAGATAAAAATGGAGACGTGTTAAATACTCCAGTAAAAGTTAATGATCATTTAATTGATGCCACAAGATATTTGTGTTTAAACACGTTAACAATACAACACAGTGGCAAATATTATATTATGTAATAAAAGACAAAACAGAAAAATTTATATTTATAATAAATGGAAGTAAAATTAATTATACCAGAAGAATGGACAGACATATCAATTGAAACATACCAAAAGTATTTAAAAATACAAAATGGTAAAGGTTCAGAAAAAAACAAAATTATTAGATCTGTTGCATTGTTATGTAATACATCTAATAAAATTGTTAAAAATATGTCATACAGTGATTTGTTATTCATAATGCAAACGTTAAAAGACTTAGTTGACAGAGAGCCAGAAAAACAAGATTTTAAAAAAATTATAACTATTGACGGAGAACAATATGGATTTATTCCTAATTTATCAAAACTAACAACTGGCGAATACATTGATTTGGAAGAATATTGTAAACAGCCAATTGAAAATTTGCATATAATAATGTCAATATTGTATAGGAAAATAAAATTAAAAAGAGGTGACAGATACAGCATTGAAGTTTATAATCCAGATGAGTTTAAAGAACAATTGTTTTTAAAATGTAATATGGAAAATGCCTTATCTAGCTTAGGTTTTTTTTTGACTATCGGAAACAGATTAGCACACAATTCTCTCAATTATTTGGACAATCTGAACAAGACAATGCAAAAAGTGTAACAATGCACAGTAAATGGGGATGGTACAATACTCTTTACAGTCTTAGTGACGGAAATATTTTAAATATTGATAAAATTACAAGTTTACCAATTTTATCTGTTTTAACTTTTTTAGCATTTAGACAAGATTATAATAATAAACAAAAAAATCAATATGATCACATATAAAAAAGCACTTGATTATTTAGAAACAATTGCCACAAAACATTTCCAGATAAAAAGTTTTCACAGTGGTGAATTGGACGAAGTTGACATTAATAAATTAGGTGCACAAGATTATATTATATTGTATGCAGAACCTGGCAGTGTTGTTGTTAATACTGGTTTTTTGAGTTATACATTTACAATATATGTTATGGATAAAATAAATGACAAAGTTGGCGCAGAACCAAATAAACAAAGATTAGGAAGAATAGACACATATTCTGAGACACTTAGAATTATGTCTGATGTAATAGCAGAATTTAAACAAAGTTTGTCAACACAGTCATGGGTTGATGATGAAGTTGTTTTACAAATGCCAATCACATGTGATCCGTTTACAGCTAGATTTAACAATTTATTAACTGGGTGGAGTGCATCCATTACAATAGATGTTAACAATAAAAATAATTTGTGTATTGCACCAGTAACACATAACACGTAATGAAATTTGAAAACACTATACAAGCAATGCAGAAACTTGGCGAAAAAGTTGTTAAAGAGGGACGTTCTATATTAACACGTAAAAAGAAAACAACAAAACAAAACACATTATACAAAGATTTTGATTATTTGGTGGCAGCTGATGGTACAAAAATCACTTTAAGTTTTGAGTTTGGTGATGCTTCAGATTATTGGGATTTTGTTGACGAAGGTGTCAAAGGTTCTGGTGGATTCAAAGGAAGTGGAAAAATGAGAGGACAAGGAAGTCCGTTTAGTTTTAAGAAAAAAAACATAAAAAAAGGCATTGTTGAAAAATGGCTACAAAATAAACCTGTAAAATTAAAAGATTTAAAAACAGGAAGATTTATTGAAAAAAATAAAAAAAACATTAAAAGTGCAGCATTTTTGATTGGACGTGCAATAGCACAAAGAGGATTGGAAAGGACACAGTTCTTTACAAAACCATTAACATCAGAATTAAATAAACAGACAAATGACATAATTAAGGCATTTGCTGACGACATAGAAAAAAAATTAAATTTAGAAATAGGAACATAATATGAGTTTATCATTACATCAAAAGCCAGTAAACAGCACATTAAAATTACCAGTTATAACAAATTGGACTCCATTAATTGGGTACATGTTATTTAAAGATGCCAATATTTCTTCATTATTTTATTATAAGTTAATTATGGAAGTGTGGTTGGGTACTGTAACAGTGTTTGACGGTTCTCAAGGTACTTTAATTGCTAAAATGAAACAAAGACGCAATGGTTTCTCTGATGACATAGCCAATAATAAAGCAAGAGCATTTTTTGACATAGGCAAAATTGTTAATACACAATTAGTCAATACAGATAATGATCAAAATCAAGATGGATTGCCATTTGAAACAATACACAGATTGGGAGCTAATTTTGGAGTTACAGATAAAATATTTTCACACAGTGGTGACAGAGACACAGGCAAAACACAATTGGCATCCATTACTGTTCGTGGATATCAAGAGTCAAGTACCAGCGCAAGTGCTTCACCAACTGAAGACACAAGTGGCGCAGTTACTGAAACACTGTATTATATACAAGCGTCATTGCCATTGACAACAGCAAGGAGTTATATTAGCACTTCTAATTCATATGATAGCACATATATACAAGGTGACCAATTTAAAGATTTTCAGCACGATGACACAACTGCTAAATTTTTATCAGATGTACAAACACAATTTAGTGTAGAGGGTGGTATACGAAGATACAACAGATTACAGTCATCAGATTACCACACAATTGCCTTTTTAAATGGTTTAACAGATTTAGATTCTGCTGTAAGTTTTATTGCAGTAAAATTTTTTCAATCAGACGGAACATTAATATCAACTAATTTCTTTTCTAATTTAGCTAGTAATGGTGGCTTCACTGCAACTGCAACAACAGATACAAGTGTATCACCTAATATTACAAAAGAGGACAAGCACAGATTATTATACTTTGGTTGTGGATTAGCAAATTTAGAAGGACAAACATTAATAACAAATGCTAAACCCTCTAACAATGCTAATTATGCATATTATACAGTACAAGCTGTTTCAAATACATTATCTGCTAGGTCACAAACATATTATTTTGTTAAGTCTGATGGAAGCTGTAAAAATTATAAAGTTAGAAGATTAGCATTTAGAAACAGTTTAGGTGCATATGATTATTTTAATTTTTCATTAAAATCAAAACAAACAGTTGACGTTACAAGTGAAACATATGGCAAAATGTTGGGTGTTTTTAACAAATCTAAATATCGCTATGATAACTCACAAAGACAAAAGACAGTCAGAGGAACAACAGCAATTTTAAAAGAAACTTTGAATACTGACTATATTAGTGAAACTGATGCAGACATAATAGAAAAATTAATTATGAGTGAAAATGTATATGTTGTAGAAAATGCAGATACACAAACAACAGAACCAGTAATTGTAACAAGTTCAAGTCATATTAGAAAAACAATTGTAAATGATAATTTAATACAATACACAATTGAAATAGAATATGCTAACCTAATTAATACAAATAGTTAAATGAATGTCAGACTTGTAGCATACAGAAATTCAACACAAACAGCAACAGTGGAAAGTTCTTATGAACTAGATCTGCAAGAGGAGCCAAATATATCTTTAAATTTCCAATTCGCAGATATTAAAGAACCAGAAAAACGAAAGGCAAGTTATTCACAAACTTTTAAATTGCCATTTACTGACAACAACAACGAATTTTTCCAAAATTGGTATAATGTAAATCTTGAAACATTAGTATATAGCACCAAAAAAAAATTTAATGCAGTTTTATATGTTGGTACAGTCCCACAATTTGAGGGTTTTATACAACTAAAATCAGTGTTTTTAAAAAAAGGATTATATGAAGTTGTTTTAATGTCAACTTCAGCTGATTTATTTACAAATATTGGCACAAAAAAATTGCAAGATTGTATTGGAGACGAACTTGATCATGTTTACAGTGATTTTAACATTAAAGCATCATGGGACGGTTCAACAGACGGTTTTTTTAATGTAGACAGTTCGCCAGTTAGTTTAAGAGATGACACTGTTAATGTGCAAAAAGTAATGTATCCGTTTAGCTTTACACGTCCCAAATCATTTTATGATGGCACTAACAATTATTTGGGGATGAGTGATGTGAGTGCCAATGAAGATGCAGCTGAAAAAAAGGTTGACATAACACAATTCCGTCCAGCTATACAAATAAAAGAACTAGTTAAAAAAATAATAGCACAAGCTGGTTTTTCTTTCACAAGTACATTTATTAATGGAAGTTATTTTGGAAAACTATACATGACAACAGGCGGACATACAGGCATGCCAATGCCAGTTGAACGTGAAAGTGTATTCCAATTAGATGGACAGATGATGGTTGGAAATGATACTCAGTGGGGAACATATACAATAACACAAAACATAGTACAAACAGACCCAGATTGGACAGTAATACAAGCAAACACAGACACTCCAATCACTGGATTTACTATGCCACTTGATCCTGGTAATGCTTGGGACACTACAAACATGACACTCACAAAAGTGTCTGCTAATTTAAACCAAGTTAAAATTAAATTTATTGTTGAAACAACTAATTTATGGGCAGCAAATTTATCAATAGGTGAAGGATATTTAGATCCAAATCAAGATTATCCATTTGAGTTGGAAGTTAGACGTGTTGGAGATGATGCTTTAATAAATTTTTTAGTTGTATATGGTGAATTGCCACCAAATTATGCATTTGCAGGCACAAGATATAGACAAGTTGAATTTACATCAGATTTAAACAGTTTAAATGTTGGTGAATCTTGTTATTTTAAAGTACGTCCAAGATATTTTAGAAAATTTACAACAGGTGGCGGAAGTCCAGACGGAGTTTTGATTCTTGGAAGTTCACAGTGTTTTTTGACAGAATCAAGCAATACATGTAACGTGCCACAAAATTATTTATTTAACGGTGCATTTAATGAAATTTCAGCACAATGGACAGGTTATGGAACAAATATATATGACAAAATTGTTGATGTTGATCAAAATATTGACCCAGAATTAACACAAAAAGATTTTTTAAAAGACATTATCCAAAGATTTAATCTTGTAATTGTTGCAGACAATGAAGACTCTACAAAACTAAAAATAGAACCATATAATGATTTTGCAGCTAGTGGAAAATTACTTCATTGGAGTGATAAATTAGACACTGACAAAGAAATTGTAATTAAGGACACAAGCAGTTTACAAAAACAACAGATTATTTACAAAGATCAAACAGATGTTGATTTACTAAATAAATCAATAGCTGAAGAACAGCCACAATATAATCCATATGGAATATATAGACAACAAACAACATTTAATGAATTTGCAAGTGGCAAATTGGAAAACACACCAGTTTTTGCACCATACATAAATGAAAAAGTGTTTACAAGTACAGAAACAGACGAGGAGAGTATTTTAACAAACGTAGCGACACAATATGAATGGACATATAAGGAAACTGACACAGGAACGGAAGATGTCTTAGAACCAACAAAACACAAGTTGTTTTTTTATAATGGTTCGCCAACAGATATAAAAAGTTTTCAATTAGATACGTCTATATATTTACATAAGACTGACGCTGGCAGTGGACAAATAACAGCAATTGAATTTACAAACTATCCTTTATGTACTCCATTTGATTTAACTCCAAATAGTGATGGCATATCCAGTGTTTTGGCATCAACACGTTCTTTGTATTTTAATCAAAATGGACCCATTTGTGGACAACTTCAAGTCTTTAATTGGAATGCACAAAGTAATGCTCCAGCAAATGGTTTATTTAATAAATATTGGTATCCATATTTAAATGACATATATGGACAAGAGGCACGAATTTTAGAGTGTCACATGAATTTAAATGAAACAGATATTTTTGAGTTTAGTTTTGCAGACGAAATTTTTATAAAAGACACATATTATAGAATATTGTCAATTTCAAATTATCAAGTTGGACAAGATGCAAGTTCTAAAGTTACTTTGTTAAAAGTGAATGAAAAATATAATGGAGCATGTTTTGAATGTGACTCAGTTCTTGCAGATTTTAATGGTAACAACACACTTGGCATTTTTTATGTTTTTGCACCAATTTCAAATCCAACACAAGCATTTACGTTTCCAGATTCAGTATATGTTAGTCCAGAATGTTGTGAATGTGTTGGAGGCACAACCAGATACAATTTTACTTTTTTGGCTAGTCAAAATTTATATCCATGCGAGGCAAACTCAAACAGTTTGTCTGTAAGACAATTAAATGCCAAATCAAACAGGGCAATATATTCTGGTGGAACAAGTAAAGCAATTTATTCTGGTAAAATATTTGGTTTAAATCAACCAATGTTATTTGGAACAAACACTGACAAATATGCTCAACGTATCGTACCAACACAAGGTGATGATCTAGTCATAAAATATAAAAATTACAGTATAAAACAGCCAAAGATTGACGGAGAGTCACACAGAATGATTTTAATTGGCAACACAACAGGAAACACAAAAGGTTATGCCTATACACAAGGCGATTCTAGTAAAAGACAGATACAAATACCAATTAATGGTAATATGTTTATTAGAGTTAAAGGAACAGCAACTGTTATTGGTGGAACCAGCACAAATTACACACTTGGAACACTTGAAGGGTTTGCATATTATACAGCATTTATTTCTAAATCTGGAACAATCACACAATTAGGCACAGCTGGTGGTACCCCTGAATTTAGTCTTAAAGAAGGTGTTAATCCACAGACATGTACATTGTCAATTTTGTCCGATGGCAAAACAATAGAATTTGGATTGCAAGACAGTCAAACAGACACACAGAGAGTCTGGCAATTGACAGTGGACTTTGAGATTAACAACATATATAATATTGAACGAAGTTTTTCGGAAAGTTATGCATTATTCCAAAACTTTGATTTAATACAATTACAAAATGGAGAATATTTATTATGGAACTAGAAAAATATATTAAACAAACAGCACAATTAATAATTCCAACTATTGATCATATTCAGTTAGTTGAGTATAAAGACAAAGATTTGGATTTTGTATATGGCATGGAAGAATATCACACAAGTTTTAAAAGAATGGCAAAACAATTAATAAGATTATTATGGCGATAGAAAAAACATTTACAATTACAATGGATGCAGAGGAGGCATTGAGACGTATTGAAGCACTAGAAAAAGACGTCAAAGATCTAGGAGAAACTTCAAAAAAAACAGAACAAGGTGTAAACAGTATTGCACAGGGTTTTAAAGGTGTTGGATTAGCATTTAAAGGCATTGGAATAAATTTAGTTTTGAATGCATTTGACAGATTGTCTGAGTCATTAATGCAAAACGAAGCAATTGCAGACACTGTTGAAACAGTATTTAATTCAATCGGTGTGGCATTTAAATTAGTTACTGATGCAATTGTTGGCACAGTTAATGCTGTTTCTAAGTCAAGCGAAAATTTTGATGCTTTGGGCAGAATAACAAAAAATGTTTTAGACATTGCATTGACTCCATTAAAAATTGCTTTCCAAGGAATTAAATTAGGCATACAATCAGCCATGTTGGCTTATGAAAAATCCGTTTTTGGTGGCAAAGATGCTGACAAAATTGAAAAACTGACAGCAGACATAAACGAAACAAAAGATAGTATAAAAGAGGCTGGAAAAGAGGCATTACAAAGTGGAAAAGATATTGTTGTTGATTTTAAAGAGGGTGTTAATGAAATCACAAATATTGGAAAAGTTGCAGTTGACTCTTTTAAAGAAACTTTTGATGGAGTAACAGTTGAGGGTATAATTGCACAAGGAAAAGCAATAACAGAAACAAGAAAAAACTATGATCTTTTAGCACTACAACAACAAAGATTAATTGAACAGTTTGACCGAGAGGCGGAAATACTAAGACAACAACGTGATGACACGTCATTGACAATTGAACAAAGAATTGCTGCAAACGAAAAACTTGCTGAAGTGTTGCTAGAACAAAATCAAGCAGAACAAGATGCTATTGATGCACAAATAGATTCACTAAATAATCGTATTAAATTGGAAGGTGATAGTCAAGAGTTAAGGAATGAAATATTTGCATTGGAAACAGAAAAACTAGCAGTCCAAGCAAAAGTAACAGGTTTTCAGTCAGAACAATTGTTAAATCAAAATGCATTATTACAAGAACAAAAAGATTTAGATGAAGAAATAGCTACAAAAAAGCAAACAAGATTAGAATTAGAACAAGAGGCAGCAGAATTAGGTTTAGAATTTGCAAAAAATATTAGTGACGAGAGACTTGCAATATTAGTTGATGAGGCACAAAAGGAATTAAAAATAACAGAGGCAAAAATTGCAGCAGACAAGGCATTAAGAGTTACAGCTGCACAAGATATTTTGTCATCTGTTGGACAATTAGCTGGTGAAGGAACACAACTTGCAAAAGCAACAGCATTAACATCAATTCTGATTGACACAGCAAGAGGTATTTCTGGAGCAATTGCAGCTGGAGCTGGTTTGCCTTTTCCAGCAAATTTAGGCGCAATCGCCACTGGTGTTGCATCAGTTTTGTCTGGCATTGCACAAGCCAAAGCAGTGTTTAAAAAAGTTAAAGGTGGCGGAAATGATGATCTAGACACTCCAGACAACATACAGACAGCTGTTGCAGAACAAGGTATTGGAGCATTGACTCCAAATATACAAGCGATTGATCAGCCACAACTTGGAGAATCAACTCCAGTACAGGCATTTGTTGTAGAAACAGAAATATCAAATGCTCAAGCATTACAAGAGGAATTGGATTTACAAGCAACGTTATAATTTAAACAAAAACATAATTATTTATATTTATTAATGTATGAAGAAAAAATTAATTGAACTAGTCATTGACGAATCTGCCGAAATGTTTGGTGTTGAGGCAATATCTGTTGTAAAATTTCCAGCAATAGAGGAAAACTTTGTTTTTTTTAACAATGACTTTTTATCACTAGCAAAATTTGATGATGATAAAAAACAACTAGTTGGAGCAGTTTTAATTCCAGACAAAAAAATACCGAGATTAGATAAGGAAACCAATGAAGAATATGACGTTTTTTTTACAAAGGAAACAATTAAACAGGCACAAAAATTGTTTATGGAAAATTTAAACAACAACAATCATACTTTGGAACATGCAGAAAAAATTGATGGATTAACGGTTGTTGAGTCTTGGATTAAGGAAGATGAAAAATTTGACAAGTCAAACATGTGGGGATTTAAAAATATGCCAATTGGAACGTGGTTTGTTCAAGTTAGTGTTGAAAACAACAATGAAATATGGCAAAAGATAAAAGATAAAGAGGTACGTGGATTTAGTATTGAAGGTTGGTTTACCGACAAACTTATAGAGGCATCTAAACCAAAAGATGATTGTGTTGATTGTTTGGATGAAATAACATTAAATAAAATTAAAACTGTAATACTTGAAAACGAATTAAATCCTGTTGCAGAAATGGACGGAGAGCCATTATTCAGAACTAAGGAAGAGGCAGAAATATATGGAGAGATGTTCAAATCGTGTTCTGGAAGTCACATACATACACTTGACGGACAACGTTTATATATGGCATGTAATGATCATTCTGAAGCTACAATGAAGGAAGAACTATACCATAAAGGTAAAAAGAAAAAAAAGAGAAAAAGAAAATATAAAATGTTGGAATATATTGCTTATGCAAAAAAACAAGCACTGGCAAAATATTCTTGGAATCAATGTATGAAAGATCAAATTGAAGCATATGGTGATAAAAAAATTGCTGCAAAAGTTTGTGGAAGTATAAAAAGTAAAAACAGTAATTAGACAAAAGATTTAAACAAGAAACAAATAAATTATATTTATATGTATATGAAAACAATAGACAAAATTTTAAACATCTTAAAAATGAAAAAAGACGCAAAATCTTATAAAGTTAAAATGTATGCAGAAATGATTCTAGACGATGGCAGAGTTATAGCAACTGAAGACGAACAATTTATGATTGGCAGCAAAGTTTTTGCTGTTGGTGATGATGGTAGTGCAGAACCGTTAGAACAAGGAGAATACACAATGGAGAATGGCAACAAAATGACTATTGATCAAGATTCAAGAATATTAGACATGGGAGAAGAAGCAGAGGCAGAAGAAGTTGAGGCAGAAGAACACGAAGAAAAAGAGGAAATGGACAAACATGATGACATTGAAAAAAGACTTGCAGCACTAGAGGATGAAGTTCGTGAAATGAAAAAACACAAGGATGAAATGTCTGAAGAAAAAACGGAGATGACGGAAACAAATATTTCTGATGAAGTAAAAGAGGAAAAAATTGAAATGTCATCTGAGGACGTTATTGGTGAGTTAATGACACAAGTTGAAGAACTTAATGCAAAAATTGTGGAATTATCAAAAGAACCAGCGACAGAAACAATAACATTAAATCCAGAAGGAACATATGTTAACGATTCTGTTAATTTTAACAAACTGTCAACTAAAGAGAGGGCAGCATATTACATAAACAATAAATAAATTTAAAAAAATGGCAAAAAATTATAATTTAAGTAAAGAATATCAATTTGACATTGACGTTCAACAAAACACTTATGCAGGTAAATTAGCATTACCATATGTAACAGCAGCTGTTAAATCTCTTGACACAGTTGCAAAGGGTTACGTTAGAGTAATTGATGGTCTAAATAGCAAAGCAGTTGTTTCTAATCTAGGTTTTGCATCTGGAGTTGTTGTTGCTGGTGGCACAAGCAATTGTGGATTTAGTTCTAGTAATGACACACAACTTAAAGAACAAGTCTTGACACTAACTGATCTCAAAGTAAATGAAGAAATTTGTAGAGCATCAATATTTCCAACATGGATTGGTGAAAACATGGACAGAAACGGTAATTTACCAGGAACATTTGAAGACTTTTTATTAGCATCTGTGGCAGCAAAAGCTGGAGAAGACATTGAGAATGGTATTTGGAGAAGTTCTGCAATATTTGGAACTGGTTTTCAATCAACTGATGGAACATTAAGCGAGGCACAGGCAGATTTGAGTGCATGTAAAGACTTTACTGAAGTTGATTTTACAACAAATGGAGGTGTTATTGCAGACAGTAACATTTTGGATATTTTAGGTAGCACATATGAATCAGCTGTTTCAAATAATCCAGGTCTTGTTGGCAAAAATGGATTTGGATTTTATATGAATGCAAAAACATATGGTATTTATATGTTAGCATTGGCAAAAGCTGGTTCAAATCAAGGTATTAATATGTTGGGTGCAGCACAAGATTTAACTGGCTTGACATATTATGGATATCCAATCTATGTTTGTCCTGGTATGTTTAACGATACTATCATTGCAACATATCCAGACAACTTAGTTTTTGGAACAAATTTAGCAACAGATTACACTGAGGCAAGAATTATACCAACATATCAATATGACGGTTCAGACAACGTGAGAGTTGTAATGAACTTTGCGATTGGAGTACAGACAGCAGTTGCAACAGATGGTGTGTTTGCTGCATCAATATGGACTTAATAGTCACTAATAAATTGAGGAGTTGAAATATACTCCTCTTTTTATAATTAAAACTGAATAATAAATTTTAAATATTATAAAAAATGGCATGTAATTTAACACTCGGAAGACTTGTTGATTGTAAAGACAGTATTGGTGGATTGAGAACATTATATATTTTACCAAATTTTTGCAGCAATATTGAGGCATCAGCTACAATAGCAGATTTGGAAATGACTGATGCTGATTTCCAAGATTGGGACACATTTGGGACACCAACATCATCAAAACAGACATTATTGGTTTATGATTTACGTCCAGATTTAAGTTCTATGACAGTCAACTTTACAAGTGATCCAGCAACAGGCACAACTTTTTTTAATCAAACATTATCCGTTACTTTACAAAAAATAAATCATGACACAACGAATCAGCTAAAATTAGCTGCATATAATCGTAGTCAGATATTTGTTCGTGATTCAATGGATAATATATTTTTATTAGGTATGAATGGTGGATTAAACATAACTGGAGGAACAATGGTGACTGGCGCAGCAAAAGGTGATTTGTCTGGTTACACTCTTGAATTTAGCGCAGATGAAAAACTTCCCCCAATACAAATAACTCCAACACTTGGAGCATCAACAGCAGATTATCCATGGGATCAATTATCAGATAAAGCTGATATTGCATTTGTATATGGAACATAGATAACTTGATTTATACTATTAAGAAAAGGCACTTTTGTGCCTTTTTTTTATTACACACTAAACAAAACACATAATTTTTATATTTATAATAAAACAATTATGACTTATATCTTAAAAAAAGATTATGAAAATGCAAATGTGGATTCAGTTAATAAACCACTTGGACAATTGACACAAGATGAAATTATTTTGTTAAGAGAACATATACGTAACGCATTTTTTGTAAAAAAATCTGTAAATGCTAAAAGTAAAAAATAAATATAAAAACAAAGTTTTTCACTGTATAAATGATATAGATGAAAAAACACTTAACATCATAAAAGACAAACATGCTGATGTTATAGACAAATACTTTGTAGAAGTATGATACAATTTGACTTAAATACAACATTGCATAGTGCTTCACTAGACATTAAAGATGCTATAAACAGCACAATCAGACCTTTAGTTGAATTTAAAAGTCAGCAAACAGGCAAATCTAAATATTTTATACCGACTATCTTCACAACAACCTTTAGCGATAGATACTGTATAATATATTGGTTTGACTCAACAAGTGAAGATCTAGACAGTGGAATAATTGATGTAGGCAATACTGATTTTCCACTTGGTTTTTATGACGTAACTATTTATAAAAATATAAGCAACACAAACTTAAATCCTGCATTAGCAACACCTGTATATTACACAATACTAAATATGTTTGATTCTACAAAAAACACAACAACATTTACCTCATACACAACAAACAACACTGACACAAACAGTGTTTATATAACATTTTAAAATATGAATTTAGATCTTGTTAAATTATCACATTACAATATTCCACATTTGGTTGAAGAACCAAACCAACAATATATCAGTTTTGGTGAAGATAATAATTATCCAAATTATTTATTGGAGTTATTTTTAGGAAGTGCAATAAATGGAGCATTAATAAAATCAATTGGTGCAATGATATATGGAGAGGGTTTACATGCTACAAATATAGAAAAGTCAGAATCAACAAAGGAAAGTTGGTTAAAACTAAATGAATTACTTTACAACAGTCAAGATGACGTGTTAAAAGATTTAGCATTGGATTTAAAATTGTTTGGTGGATGTTACGTAAATGTGATATGGAGTAAAGACAGAAAAACAATTGCTAAAATTGCCCATATTGGTTCACAGTATATTCGTAGCGGAAAAATGATTGATGGAGAAGTGCAAGAATATTATTACAGTGCAGATTGGAGTAAATCAAGACGTCAAGGTTATAAACCAAGGGCATACAAGGCATT